GTGTCGAAACCTTCTCAAAAAAAGCACCACCTTTGCGTAAATTGCAATTTTGGCAAAGTACCTGCAAATTCTCCTCTAGATCACTGCCACCCAATCGCTTTGGCACGATGTGATCAATGTGCATCTTGCCCTCAGTATCTCCACACTGCTGGCAACAGTAGCCATCCCTTGCAAGTATGCGTTCGCGTATGCGTCGCCATCCCTTTCGGTCTGATGCTTGCCATGCCTTGCTCATTAGTAATGCCCATTCTTTTGATGGAATCTCCATGCGTTACACATCGAACCATAGCGATAATTGATGTACTTAATCGTTGCATCAATCTGACGATATGCATCCAAATTCCGGTAATGCTGTGAACGCATTTGCCCTAGACCGTAATGACTTCCGTTGCGAGCAGTTGGATTCCACCTGGATTCTTTGTGAATGATCTTTGATAAGCAGATGAATTGATCGTATTGAATGATCCTTGAATGTGCATACAAGCGATACTGATCAGTTGCTGTTGATGCTGTTGCGTGTTGCATCTGTATTGAAATCAAGCCTATGACTAGGCATAACTGTGGCAATAGCCGAATACGCCTAAGCGAGCAATCCGCCTCAGCGGCTCGCTTTAAGCGAATCCAGCGTACCGAACGAGTCAAGTACATCGCAATTATGTGGATAAGTTGAACGGGGCTTCGGCGTGTTGTCCACAGGTTATCCACAAGCGACTTCGCAATCCTTTGAATGATTCTTGATCGATACCTGCAAGATTGTGACCGAAACCAATGGTCGTGCAGTATCAATATCAAATACTTTTCCGCAATCGCAGGTGTGTTTGATGATCGTTCTCATTGATGACCCCATCCCTTACCTTTGAAATGGATTGGATTCGATGTCCAAATCCTTTCCATAGTGATCATGCAGTACGGGCATCCAGGTGGTGTGATCTCAGCATCGAAGTCGGCTTTGACCGGACTGACGTTGCTGCACATTGGGCATTTGAATTCATAGATTGGCATCTTGCACCTGAAATGATCTGATTCCCAATACTCCACACGACATGCATTCAACGCAGTGAACGTATGGTGGCAAGTTATCGGTGACCTGGACGATTTTGTGATCTGTTGATTTTTTTTCGACGCGGCAATCAAGCCTGATGATTTCTAGCATAAACACTCCGATTCAAATTCTCGATGGGATTTAAGTCTGATGGATTGATCCAGTATGAGCCGTCACTGCGACGCCTTTGTGGACGTCGTGCCATGCCAATCGGTATCCAGCCCACGATGTAGTAATTGGGTGAATTGCCAGTGACCAGCACTGCGATGTCGTCTGCTCGATCTCGATCACGAAGTATCAGACATCCTGCTTTCCAGGGTGTGTGCTTAACTTCAAGATTCCATCCGACGTCGGCTTGATTCTTAAATGTATTGACTGTGGGAATCCATTCATCAATTTGAAAGTATTTCGCCACTGCGTTTTCAGCACCGATTGATTCTGCCATCCTCGCGATGTCTTGAAATAGGTTGAGTTTCTGCACTGAGTAATCGGTCAATCCCTCTGCGCCGACTGCTCTGTCGTAGGCTGCTTTTGCACACGCCATTTCCTCATCGTGGCTGAGTTTGATTGGAATCATTTGCACTCCTGGCAAAACCAAAGGATCGTCAGTCCATCGGCTTTCTCATAACGTCCAAATTCCATTGATTTCCAGCGTTCGCATTTATCACACCAATCGATTTTGATTGGCTCTTGCTCACGAATGACCGTGCCATCGATCTTGAATGTAGTTTTCTCACCGATCGAAATCTTGATCATTTCCATTTCACCCATGATCACACCTGTGGCTTCCATTGACCATCGGATGCCAGTACGTACCAAAGTGGTGCGCATTGAGTCGTTTTGGATTTCTCGGTGCATGAATAATTTGCCCATGCCTTGCCAGTTTTGGCTGATACGCCTTCACGCCAAATTCGATGACCGTGACTGCACTGTGGCGCTTCGGCTACCAATTCGCCACCGAGTTGAGATTTGATTGCATCAATGGCTGTTGATGCTGTCGTAAATCCATCCTCGCTGAATGGCTTGCTCCAGGGATCGTCCTCGACGAATGCTTTTGGCAGATTCTCGACCTGCTCCATGCTCTCGCGACTGGGCTTTGTCTCTGTACCTAGCACAACGCTTGCGCACCGTCCTATGGCACTGCTGACGGTGTCCTCGACGTACCAGCGTTTCATTTGGACGTTGTAAGCCGTGACCATGCCATGCGCATAATCGATGGCTGCTGGCTTCTCATCCTCGTAATGGCGATAGATGCGGCATTCAACCAGGATGTATCCCTTTTCGGAATTCCAGTCGATGATCGATGTCTCGATGCGGTTGGTTGGGTATGTGGCGTGAAGTCTGATGACTTTCTGATTGACCGTTTCGTATCCGTCCAAGAAACTCATTTGGTGAGTCCTTTACGTCCAGCGATCTTGCCTCTGACGAATCCATCAATTCGACCAGTTTTGAACCCGTAGGTGTATCCAGCGGTGAATCCACCTAAGACACCAAATAGCATCCAAGCGGCTGTTTCTGCGAATGTGTACATCTTTGCTCCCGATGGGAGAGTTGTAGGCATCTCCCAAGACATAAGGTGACGCATACGGCAGACATTTGCAAGAATCCCGTTCAAATCTCGGCGTGTCTATTGCTTGGGATGATCCTTTAAATGCTCGATCAGCAAGGTACGGATTTCACGTACATCAGTCCGAATACCCTCGGCAAAACCGTTGCTGACTGGTCGTGAATTCTTTTCTGCCTTAGCAGCGAAAATTGCGGCAATCGATGAAATCGTTGCAGCGGCGATCAATCCGATCGCGGCGATTGCTTCGGTCATTTGGCATTGACGCCAAAATCCGAATCCTTAGGATTCAAGTAGCGCAAGATGACCGGTACGACGGCTGATGCTCCAGCCATCAAAATGGCTTTTGGATCAGTAACTCCAGCCATGAACACTGCTAAACCTGCGGCGATGAATGAACGCAACCAAGATGCTCCGAGCGCTTTCCATTTATTCATTTTGCTTGCTCCAGTTTGTCTATCAACGCAGCGGCTTTCGCTGGTGTTAGGGCAACCTCAAAGTGCATTTCGTCCTTGCGCCCCCGATAGTCGCCACCCCAAATTAAACCGTATTTCTTAGCCAGCGCACGGATCATAGGTACTTTCTCATTTGAGAATGTTCCGACCTTGCCCAAAGGATGTTTCGTCGCATTTAAGTCCATCGCTGTACCACTGGCGTGATTGCTGAGATTGTTCATATCGCCTGTGACGTTTCGGTAGCAGTAGCCCCAATCGTCCAAAGCACCTTCGTCGAGTGGCTCAATAAGTTGATGGAATTCAGTTGCAAAACCAATCAGCAAAGGTGCAACGGCTTTATTGCAAGTCAATTTTATCTTTGTGCCTGGGATGCAAAACGAATCGATATCGATTTCAGCCCTGACTTTGGACGCAATCCAGCCATTTTGCGACTTTTGAATCATTGAACCAATAAAGATGCTTCATCGGCAGTCATGCCTAAACGTTCAAGCAATGCCGCTTTTGCTGATGCTTTTGCGTCTATATCCTTTTGACGTTGAATCTCAGCGGCTTTATCGGCTTTTATTTGTGCCAATTCAGCCGCAGTTGCGTCGCGTTCAGTAATTGTTTCAGGATCAGTTGTGTAGTCGATTTCAGTGATTTTCATTTTGTCTCCTAGTTTTGATATCCATAAACGCGAACTGTGCCCGTGAAATTGTTAGATGCGTTATACACGGTGAATCCATCAAATTGAGTTGAACCAGTTTGGCTTCCATAAGCATAAGCGTAACTAGTTGCAGCATTTTCTTGAAAATATTTTGTTGGTCCTGCTGTTTGTGGATTCATGATAGTCATTCGAACGCCGCCATTTTGTAATTGAAAAGCGTAATGTGCGGTTGTCGAATCCGGGTTGTACTGCAAAGCCGCATTTGGGTTTTGATATCCGCCTGTTGTTGAATAACCGCTAGTTGTATCTGTACCGCTTAAACGATAACGGAAATAAGTCATAGCACTATTTGAATTTTGAGTTAAATTACTCCAAATTATCAAATAATTTTCATAAGTTGATGTGAATACGCCATTGAGTGAAAGCGATGTACAAGCACTGAAAACCGTCTTTCCTGCCGATGTGCTGGCGCTTGTTCCAGAAAATGCAATCGATGACGGACTAATCAAAGTCAATCCCGATGCTGATGCTGATGGCGTTGCCCAAGATGGCACACCTGCCGCGACGGTTAGAACCTGACCTGACGATCCAATTCCCAATCGAGTGACTGCGCTCGATCCAGTTGCATAAATTACGTCACCAGCGGTCGTCACTGTTGATTTTGGAATGGCTGCATTTGCTGTCGTTTGAGCAGTTCCAGCCGCTGTATTGGCTGTTGATGCTAAGTCGTAAGCGGTTTTCACGCTGTTAGGTGTTGCAGCAGTTGTTGTTGATGTTGATGCTGTCGAATCAGTAAGTTGAACCGCACCGGACTGAGTCGTCGATGATGCCTGAATTCCAACTGTGATTGCTCCTGATGTGCCGCCACCAGTCAAAGGTGAAGTTGCAGTGACTCCAGTGATATCGCCTTGATCGTTAGCAATCCACACGAAATCCATGTCGGTGTTGCTGTTTTTTGCCAAAATCTGACCCGTTGTGCCGCCAAGCAAATCAGCCATTGATGTGGCTACCGCTTGACCAAATACTTCAAAATCGGCTGGTAAGTCTGTTACCAAGTCGGTGTTCGTAGGCATCTGCCAGTTGAACGGTGTTGTTGGATTGCTCATGTTTTCTCCTTATGCCACGACTAGGGCATTTTCCCATGTGAGTGTGTTTGTGATGGTGTTCCAGTGTTCCGACACGCTGACTTCTTCCCACTTCAACGCCTGGATTGAATACGCCAAAGGTGAAAGCAAAGCCGTCACTGAAAGGGTGTTATACCCTGCCTGGAATTGCCATCCTTCGACGAAACCAAGATATTGACCTGCTGCCATGTTGTTCGGTAGATCAGCAATTCGCAAAGGTAGCCCCATGAATATGTTGATCAACGAATCTCGATCTGCATTGTCCAATTCAGGATTCGTCAATTCAAAGGTGATTGACTGCATCATCGCCTGTGGGAATGCTCTCAAAGTTAAATAAAACGCAGCCTGAGATTCGGCATCAACCTGGTCATGCAAGGTGGTTGAAATGATTTGCGCTAAGCGACCAAATACCGCAATCGATGTTGGATCAGAATCTGAAATTTCACTGGATGAATTTGCACCGTATTTGATTGTGACGTCATTTCGTACATCGCCTGATCTAGTCTGAATTTTAATTCCAGCGGCTAACGCCTGAGCAGCCGAAACGTCTGTGTATCCGTTGGCTGCAAGGTACTGAGTTCGATGCGTCGAATCAGCGTATGAAATCTGCCCCTGAGCATTTTCGTATATATACCCAAGCCCTGACGTGGCAAGTGCTGAAACTAATGAATAAACGTCAATCACATCGGCTGATCGAGCCGCTAGATCGTAATTTCCAGGTGTATCGATTTCACCCAATCCGACGTTTTGAGCATGAGCCCATGTTTCGGTTGCTGGTGTGTAGTTGCCCCAAGTAAGTGATGCAGGTACTTCCGACCAGTTATTGATCAGCAAATCTGTCAATACCGTCAAGATTTGCGTTCCATCATGCGCACGGTTGAGACTGGTACTCCATAGGGCTTTTGGTAACCGTGAAAGTGCGCCCAATGCAACGATCGAAATCACCTGGTTGATGGCTATCGAGCCACCAGTGGTGACCTCGATTGAAACGTCTGTGATCGATCCACCCCAAATCGGCACAAAAGTTCCGGTCGAATCTTTGATCGAAATTCCAACTGAATCATTGATATTGATTGCCACCTGTGATTGCGTCACGTTGTAAAGTTGCAAATTCAAATATCCTGCTTGCGCTTGCTCGTAAATATTGGATCGACCACTCGTCGCCGTCAAATTGGCTAATACGTAATTTTCATAATTGATGCCATTGATGGTCACCTGCCATATCGGATTCCAAAGCGTCATCAAAATACCAATGCGGCTGCGCCGTTTGTGCCTCGGTAGTAAGAATTGTTCAGCACGTTGATGATGCTTCGTGCAGTACCTTCGGGATCAATCGCACCGGTCACATTCAAATTGATAGTTGTATTTCCACCCAATTTATTGTTTGGCGTAATTGATCCACTGCCTGACGGAGTAAATATCTCAGGGCCTTTTTCGCCGACTAGGTATGAAGTACCAGCCATGACTGAACCACCAGTGGCTCGACCGCCGCCAAATACGTTGTCGATGACGTTGGCTACGCCTTTGACCAATGGATTTGATGCCACAATTCTGATCAATGACTGGATTGCTCCAATTGCTCCATTGATGATGCTGACTAAGTTGGCAAATAGTCCGATGACCACTGAAATGGCTTTACCAATCACGGTCAATGCTGCGCCAAGTACGTCACCAATGATAGGTGCAAGTGTGTTCAAAATGAATGATGCGATGTTTTTGATCAACGTGAAAAATGGTGCAAGTTTGTCGCTGTTCTTTTGAATTGCATCAGCGATGTATCCGAACGCTTTTTGAAGTCCAGCCAGAATCGGTTGAAATGTGTCGATGATTCCAGGGATAAGAATGTCCGAAATGAACGACCACCAGGCTTGAAATAGTGGGATCAAATAAGTCTGAAATACAAAAATGATATTGTCGATGTACGGTTGAAGTTTTGTGCCAAGCGTTTCACCAAATGCAATGACGTTTGGAATGACCTGCTCCACGACCAAAGTGACCAGCGGCTGCAACGCGTCCAGCACGTATGATCCAACGGCTTCTTTCCCTTCATCAATGCCTTGCTTTAATCGTGCCATCTTTCCTGCAAAAGTATCTGCTTGAATCGATGCTTGACCGCCAAAAGTTTCAGCCAGTGTTTTCGAGATGGCATCCATGTCCATCGTTTTGAGTTCAGCCGCTGAAAGTCCAACGCCAAGTTTTGCCAATGCCCCGACGTTGCCTTCATAGGCTTTTCCAAGTGCATTTGATACGGCTTCGAGTGATTTGCCTGAACCTGCTGCGATATCGATTGCCAGTGACTGCGCTTGCTGCGCTGTTTTGAGATCGCCAGTGGCTCGCGTCAATCTTTCAAAACTCGGACGCAAATCTTGATCAGTAATGCCAAAAAGTAACTGTTGCTTTTGAATATAACTCTCAGTGGCTGCAATTTGTGAATCGGTCGCACCGGTCACGTTACGTAGGGTTGTGGCAAGTTTTGCCTGAGCCGCTTCATCCTCGATGGCGGACTTAACGCCATCAACGAGCAGTTTTCCTGCGTATGCGGCGGCTGCTACTCCAGCGGCTATGAATGCGGCTGATGCAATCTTGCCAAATTTGGTGATTTTGTCGCCAAAGGTTGAAACCTCTTGCGTACCTTGATCCAGGCTCTTTTTTAGGTTATCGATATCACCTAAGACCGCAAGTTTTAACGTTCTCGATCCTTGACCAGCCATCACCACTCCTTCGCAATTCTACTGAATGCATTTTCCCATTCATTGATGATATGTGGCTGTTCGGCTCGCAGTGTTGGATAAATGAACCATCCGCGTGATCCACGACCTTCTCGACCTGACCACACTGGGAATTGTTTATATCTATTTGATCCAAATTCTGAACCACCCCAAAGATCACGGGTAGTTGCGCCACCCGAAAACTTTTGCGATACATAACCAAATGAGATTTCGCCTACCTTGCTTGATTTGCTCACTTTTGAGCCATCAGCAATTCGACCAGCCACATTCTTTGACTGTAACGATCCAGCCTTCGATTTGATCTTGCCCTGGAGATAATCAGCCAAAGCATTCGATACGCCTTTGGCTTCGGCAACGGATTGATCGTCCATCGCTTTGAATGCGCTGATGATTTTGCGTAAATCAGCCTTGTCGTAGGCGATTGCATCCTCAGCCATTTCGTTTCTCCAAAATCTCGATTGCGGTCAAAATATCCTCGGCTTGTGTCCATTCACTCATCGGGATATGCGTGGCAATCGCCAGTTCGACGATCAGTCGGCTGAGACTGCCTGGCTTGTGCCTTTTGGGTCTAGATCACCGAGAGTTACATCTGAGACTGTTTCAGTCCAAACTTCATACGGCTTGACTGGCTTTCCAGCCGATTCACGTTTCATGGCGTTATATGCCAGAAATAGCAAATCGCTGATTCCAATTTCATTTGCCTGTTGAATTGTTTTGCCTGTTTTGTTTTCCCATTTGCACCACTCAGGTGGAGCAGCCACGTAGGTGGCTACTTCACCGGACTGATATTCGATTGTGATTGCTGTTTTCATACTCCCGATCTCCCTTTGATTAGTCCAACGCTGGTGTTGTGACGCAAGTGAATGAAAGTGATGCTGTTAGGGCATCAGGCGCAGTGCCACCAAGTGAAGGGAATATTGGCTGAACGCTGAACGCGTATGCCACTCCACCCACTGTGAAAAGTACTGGCAAAGCAGTATTTGGTGCAGATGCAGCCGCATTCCAAAGTGCTTCGCAAAGTGAAGTCGCTGCACCAAAATCCTGGAGCATTTCGACCGCGAAAGTACCCTGCGAATCAGTCGTGTAATACGCTTTTCCGTCAAGTGTTTGATATGTGTTAATTGTTGAATCGATGGTGAGGGTTGCTGAAGTAGCCTGAGCATCAAAGTTATCACCATCAATGGTGAATGTGATGTCTCTACCCGTGATGATAGTTGTTGCCATGTTGCTTGCTCCTAGTCGTTTTCTTGGGTGAAATAAGTCGATACATTGAGATCAGCAACGAGCAGATTCGATGCGCCGACTGAAACTATTGACGGACGTTGAACGTCTCCGACGACGTATCCTGGTGGCATAGCCCCCAAAATGCTGATGATTAGGGCTTCGAGTTGATCCAGCGCCCCTGAGTTGCTGTTGTTTGCTACTGCTGCCGTGACGACGAAATTGACCTTGACTTTAGTGACTGCGCCATTGATCAGCGTACTTTCAAGCCAGGGTGAATCGGGAATGATTACACATGCAGGTGGAATCACTGCCTCAGGTGCTACGGGATAAACGGATGCTGCGACGCCTGAAAGTGCAGTCGCTAATTCTGTACGTACATCCAAAAGTGTGGTCACTGGCATATTGAATCCACATCGTAAAATGCAGAAATCAATCCGATGACTCGATTTTGGAGACTGCGACCCATGCGATATGGAGTCGGTGCAAAATCCACGCCTTCAATTTGTCCACCTGGTGCTGTAATGCTTTGAAATATTTCAACGGACACAATCAAAATTGCTTTATTAACGGCAGGTACGTTTGCGTAAATTTCCGCTGCTGAACCGCCATCAAGTGTGATCGTTCCTGCTGGAATGACCGGTGTGAGAATGCGATCGGCTTCATCTACTGCGCAAGTGACCTGAAAGGCTTTGACGGAATGATCACTGACTGTATATGGGCCGTCTAATCCGTTACCTACTCCAGCAAGAATGACCCCTTGCCCCTGGACGAAAAAATTTGGACGAAGTGTGTCGATGTATAAAACGTCATTGACGATGCGAGTCGAAACGACTGCGCTTTGATATTGGGTGAGCATCGGCAAAATTGTTGATTCAGCCGATTCAATAATTGTGTCGAGATAAGCATCAGAAAAAAGGGATTCAGAAACGCCAAGCACCTGACGCAATTCGTCTGCGGTCACGATAGTTGGCATTTCTGATCCTTTCGTCTGCTCGGCTAGTTCGGGAGTGACCTAGCCGATGTTTAATTGTTCGGAATTAGTCCTTGTTGAACGCGTAAGCACCAGCAGCGATTTTTGTCGCTGTTGCGCCGTAGCCGTACATGAGGATTCCGATGCTTCCATCTGAGATGATATTTGTACGAAGTTCCAAGCGTGGTGATTCGTACCATGTGTATGAGTCACGCTGAATGACGTACATTGAATCATCGCCTGTTCCTGTGAGTGCAGTATCAACCCAAAGATCGATTCCGTTCACTGAACCGCGAAGGCTACGTGGCTGAGCATTTCCAGCCGCGTTCATTGGATTCAAAGCGTTGTAAATTGGACGTCCAGCGTCGTTGAATGATTGGATGCGACCCCACATGGCTGGTGATACGACGATTGAATCAGCGAATTTGAAAGTGTTTTCATAAACGCTAACTGCGCCATTTGCGACCCAAGTCAAGAATTCTGCTGCTGTGATGTCTGTTCCATAACCTGTTGCAGTCTTAGTTGCACCAGTGATGATTTGCGCTGAGTTGTATGCGTTAGTTGCACGAGCATATTGCGCAGTGAGATTTGAAATCAATTCTGTGTAGAAAAGTGGATCAGAACGATCTGCTAATTCTACGGACATGACCTGTGAACCCTTGAATGACTTCACTGATACCGGAATGAATTCAGATTCCATCACGGTTGGTGTTACTGGATCAAGTTCATCAACGACACCTACTGATGGAAGTTGAGTGATCTTTGGGATTTCAAAAGTAAGTCCTGCGCTAGGCAAGGTTTGTGTACTGATGGAATCGATTGAGGCTCTCACATTGTCTGCGAGTCCGTTCACAACTTCGCGAAGTTGGCGAGTTGGGATCAAGCCTGGGTTGTCGGTTGATGATGTTGCCGCTGCAATAAACTGACGTGATTCCTCTGATCCACGTGCTGCTGCGACTTTGTGCATCAAATAAGTTTCAGGTGATACAACTGGGTTGCGTGTTGCAATGAAATTGACTGGCTTTGGTGCTGATGCTGCTTGTACTGACTGTGCGGATTCTACCGTCTCGACGGCTTCCTCTG